ACTCTCGGCCTCGCTGCGGAACTCGCGCCGAAGCCGCTGGAGTTCCGGCCCGACCATCCCGCGAACGGTCTGCTGTGTTCCCCGGCGGATTAGCCCGGCCTGCTCCTCGGGTTTTAGAGAGAGGGAATCCGCGCCCAGGCGCTCGAAGGCGTCCTCCTCGGGCGGCGGCGGGGGCCCGGTCACGACCGGACGCGCTAGCGCACTCTCGGCCGCCTGGCGGGCGCCCCGCTCGTAGGCGAGCTCCTCGCGTAGACGGGCCTGGGCCTCGTCGACCGCGGGGGCCGGCGGGGTGGCGGCAGGGGCGAGCGGGTTGGCCATCAGCCGCCCTCGCCCTCCTCGACGGCGCGCGGGCCGCGAACCATCGCGGCGTAGGCGGATTCGATTGTGTCGATGATCTCGAGCGCCGCGGCGAGCTTGCCCGCGGAGTGCTCCGGCCGCTCGCCGGCTGCAACCTGCGAGAGGGCGTCGTGAAGGTGACCCTCGAGAGGTTCCTTCAAGATCGCCCATTCGGGCCCGACGTTGACCGAGATCTTCACTTGTTGGCGTAGGTGTTCGTGAAACCCGACTCGTGCTCGTACTCGCCGTCGTTCTGCTCGAGACGCGGCTGGAGGTTCTGAACCTTCAACCGGGCGGCGCGCGAGGGCATCGTCTTGGAAGCGTTGAGCACATCCGAGGGAGAGACGCACGGGAGTTGTGTGGGAAGGGTGCACTCCGCGAAACCCCGCTTGAGGTTCGCGTCGTCCGAGGGCGTGTGAACGATCTTCCCCATCGCCCTACTTTGCGCGGGGTCCGGTGTTGCCCGTGCCCGCCTGGCCCGGTTCCGGGTTCTCGGCGTCGACGAGATCCGGCTGGATCTTGTAGGACCCGCGGCTGGTGCCGTCGTTGCCGAGCGACCCGATGGAGCCGCGGATCGTTTTGATCTGAGAGTTCGAGGTCGCCGGGCCGGCCGAGGGATACGCCTGCTTGGTGTACCCGTCCTTCGCCGCGTCCCCGGTCCCCGCGTCGTGGGAGCTGCTGGACTTGGCCGCGTTCGAGTCGTCGAAAGCTCCGAGCGGGCCCTTCTGGCTTGCGAGTTTCATTCGGTTTCCCCCTACGCTTGCGGAATTCTAGCACCGTTTTCTGTGGTCAGCGAATCTCGGGCCGGCTCACCTTGCCCGGCCATCGTCACCTGGGCCGCCGGAAGCACCTTGTTCTCGGCCTCCATCGTCGACGGGTGCAGCATCCCGATCTGAGCCCCCTGGCTCAGTTCCACGGTCGAGTAGGGGGAACTCCGGTCCATCATGCAGGTCACGCCGAGCATGGGACGGGCCACCCACCGGCGCCGCTTCTTCTCCCCCCGGGTCCGAAAGACGAGGCACGGCGAGATCGCCTTGGCCCCGGACTCCTGGTAGTACCACCAGAGATGCTGGGCGAGCCAGGTGTACCAGTTGGACTCGTTGAGCTCGTGTCCGATGCCGGTTGCGGCCGTGATTTTGTTGTTGACAGGGATCGGCTGGGAAGTGTCGAGCTTCAGGGCCGTCGTCCATCCGCGCTTGAAGCTGCGGGGGTCCATCGACTGATCGACGACGATTCCGTTGGGAAGGTAGTTCATGAACCGCGCGGAGGCGAGGACGTCCACGCAAGTCAGGGCCTTCATGAAATTCCACTTCTCCTGGACGGCCGAGACGTCGTGGGTCTTGGGCAGATCCTCGTAGCGCGGTACGGGCATGGAGGCGAAGCCGAGCTCCTTGACGACCTCGGCCCGGCGCTCAGCCGTCATCTGGCCGCGCTCGTCGTAGTTGCCGCTCACGAGCGGCCGGCCTCACCTGCGACGGAAGCGAGCGAGTTGTGCGGATTCGAGGCCGTCTTTTTCCCGCCGAGCGGCATCCCGCCCGGAGCGGCGGCCGGGCCCATCGCTCCGCCCCCCATCGCTCCGCCGAACATCTGCTGGAGCATCGAGAACTGGACCGCCTGAAGGATCGCGTCCGATTGCTTCAAGACGAGCCGCTGCGGCTGGTGGTAGAGCTGGAGCATCTCCTTGAGTTGCTCCCGCTTGTCTATCGTCATCGAGAGCAGCGGATCGGCGCTCGTGACGCGGATGAAGTCGGAGAGCTCCTGGAGCCGCTCTTGCCGGGTGATCTCGTTGGTGATCCCGACCGCTTTGAATTCCGCGTCGAGGTAGAGAGAGGCCCAGCGTTCCTGGGGCGACATGGCCCGGAGCTCCTGGATAAAGGAGATCGCGTCCTGGTCGTCCCCGAACATCTTGGTCAGGGTGATGTCGTCGTACTGGTCCTCGTACTGCACCATCGTCAGGTACACCATCTTGAGGAAGGGGCCGATGCCCTGCTCCTCGATGTGCACCGCGGCGTCGTTGAAATTCTGCTGGGCGGCGGCCGTCCGCAGGCGCGCCTCCTCCGCCGTCTTGCGGTTGTTCGAGAGTTGGGCCCCGGAGGCGAACTCCGGCACGGTCGAGGAAAGCTGATACCAGTTGGTCAGCCGATCGAGCATGGCGAGCTCAATCGGCATGACGGGCTGGAAGCCCTCGACGGGGTAGAAGATTTTCTTGTCCGGCCCGGGCTTGCGCGGCCACATTTTCCCGGGCGCGAACTTGGGCCTCGAGCCGGCCTGGATCGCGGGGTCCTTCGAGGCGGAGGCGTCGTACTCGAGGGTCGGGACCTGGAGCATCGACTTGTCGAGCAGCACGTTGGCCTGTCGGTTGATGGCGTCCTCGATGGTCCGGTTCTGCTGGAGCAGGCCGTACCCGTAGACCTGGTGCGGGAGTAGCTGGCTCTGGAAGCAGATGAAGGGCGGCATCCCGTGAAGGAAGGGGTTGCGCTGGGGATAGCGGATCGTCAGGCGCCGGTCGACGAAGGTGGCGATGACGTTGCGGAACAGGGTGGCTCCGGTGTCCGGGTCCGGGAAGTCGCCCCAAAACTCGTAGATGTCGCAAGCCTGGTCGTAGTTCTGGCCGTAGGCGGTGCCCTGCTCCCGGCGCACCACGGCCGCATCCTGGAGTCTTTTCCCGTCCTGCATCCCCGGGCGCACCCGCGACACCTGGGCCGCGTCGTAGACCTTCTTGCGAAGCAGCTCTCCGTCCGGGCCGTAGAGGTCCTCGGTCAGGGGCCAGAGGTCCGAGGGGTAGCGGGTTGTGCGCTGGATGAGCCAGCGGTTCTTCCCGGAGGGATCGAGCCATAGGTCGGTCGGAAGGCCGGACTCGAACCGCATCTTTTTGACCGTGCGGTAGGAGTCGACGTACTCGAAGTCGTTGCCGGTCGAGATGATCTGCCCCGGCAGGGAGAGCCTCGAGGTCTTGCGCCGAACGTCGGTGAAGGGCTGCTTGTCGACCGAGAAGTGGACCTTCAACGGGCCGAAGCCGCAGATGAGGGCGTCCTTGATGGAGGTCTTGAGCTCTTTGAGGCCGCCGCTCTTTCGGATCTGCCACTTGACGGATTTCTTGGCGAACTCGGTCAGCAGGTCGTCGGCGCGCCGATCCGGGTCGACCTGGAAGAAGTCCTCCGAGTTGAAGATCGACTGAACGATGCGGCCGGAGGCGACGTTGATCGCCTGGGAGGGCATGGGCACGTGGATGTTCGATTGCCACGGCTCCTTGCCGGTGGCGACGGGCTCGCCGTTGTATTGAGCGTAGGCGGCCAGCATCTCGGGGATGAAGCGCTGCCGGTAGTTGTCCGCGTAGGTGAAGATGGTCTGGAACTTGTTGGCGATGACCTCGTGGGTCAGACCCGCCTTATTGCCCTTGAACCAGTAATTCGCGGAGAGGCCGTGCTCCGCGGTCGCGCGCGCGCCGGCGAACTGAACGTCGGTCGTCTCGACGGCCAGGCTAGCGATGTTGCTCATGGGCTTTCAGGGCGCGCAGGTTTTGCTCCTCCTCGGAGAGCTTTCGGACCCCGTAGACGCCGGGTGCGGTGCGAGCGTAGAGGCGCCATTGATTCAGGTTGGCGCACAGAAGGGGCAGAAAGCCGCCGGCGTGTTCCTGGCAGAGAAACTCCGCGACCCAGGCGTGGCGGCCGACACCGAGGCCCTCGACGAAGCGCAGGAAGTTGGCGCCGTGCGACGGCATCCCGCATCTCGAGCACTCGGGCGTGAAGGCGGCGGCGGGCGCCGAGGATCGGGGAGAGAACCAGGTGTCATCGGACTTAGCCGCCCTGGGAGTACGTGGCGAAGCCCCCGTCCTCGTCCTCGCCGCGCTCGGTTCGTCCATACCCTCCGCCCGGTTCCTCCTCGGCTGTCAGAGATTGTGCCACGTATCGGAGGGCATCGCACACATCGTCGTACCCGTTGCCCTTCTGAGGCTCCCGGTGCTCGCCCTTTTCGGGGTAGTAATACATCCCGCGCAGGGCCTCCCGCAGCGTCTCGCACCGCAGGTCGACGAGGAAGCAGCTCAACGTCTTGCCGAAGTAGGGAACCGGCCGGCGCATCAGCCTTCGGACGCAGTTGATCCCGTTCTCGATGTTGGTTTTCTGGAGGCCCTCGAAGGTGGTCTGGAGGCGCTCCTCGACGTACTCGATGTTGGTGATGCCGCTCGCGTCCATCTGCTCGCCGGCGATGTCGCCAAAGTCCCGGTACTGGGTTTCGTGGCGGCCAGGGAACTCCAGCTTTTGGATGGCGAGCACCTCGTCCACGAGGCGATCACGCGCGATGCGTTTCGGGCAGAACTCCCGGAGGATGAGCAGGCGGCCGTCGCGTGTCCATTGACACCAGAGAACGGCAGGGGATCGGTAACCGAAATCCCACGACCGCAGGATGGGCAGACGCGGATCTTCCTCGATGTGTGCATCGTGAATCTCCGGGTTGTAACTGTCGCCGTAGACGGGCTGGCCGTCGAGTGAGTAGCCAACCTCGCCGTAGATCATCATGCGAATCCAGCCGGGCTCGTGCCGGTGCTCGTGCATCGACTCCTCGATGTAGCCGGGGCGCAGGTTGTCCTTGTTGTCGAAGGATGTGAAGCGCACGTAGGCGTAGTAGGGATTGGGCGCCTTCTGCCGCGCGGCCTCGCCGTCCTCGATGTTCCAGGCTAAGTCGATGAACTTTTCCTTGAGCCAATGCCGCGACTCGATGGGCCGCGAATCGAACAGCATCCGATACCAGGGGATGCCGTTGACGGTGCCGCCCGGGTCGCGCAGGCGCTCCGAAAAGACGCTCCAGGTCCGGTAGTCGAGCTCCTGGGTTTCCTGGGTGTAGGCCGTGACGAACTTGGTCGAGCCGAAGCGGTCCCACTTATCGGCGGGCGCAACCAGGAGCCGGTGATCGTTCTGGAAGAAAAACGAGCTCTTGGACTCGACCCAGGTGGCGACGGGGCCCAAAAATTCGCCGTACTCCTGCATCAGCGACATGTCGGCCTTGGGCATCGAGGCGCGGCCGGCGAAGCTGTTGGCGCCCGGCGTCCGCAGGCAAATCTCGGCCTGCTCCTGCATACAGGCGACGGACTTGCCGCCGCCGATCCCGCCGATGGCGCCCTTGACGAGCTTGTTGAATTGCTCCCACCGCGGGATTCGATGAAATCGTTCTTGCCGGGGGTTGGGGGTGTACGTCTCGTAGGAGGCGACTTCTCCCCGGTGGTACTGCTTCCTCACCAACGGACTTTCGCCACGGGTACACCCGGATCGGGCGCTCTACTTTTTCCGGGCTCGGCGCGTTCGAACGGGCTGTCGTCCTCGCTCTCGGGCGTCATACTCCGGGGTTGCCCGGAAGCCTCCGGGACCGTGTGCGGGGGGAGGGGGCGGTACTTTGGTAAGGGACGCGCCACCATCGAAGATGCGTCGATGACGCGCGGCGAGGATTTTTCCGAGTCGCTTTCGACGAGACTTGCCGGCGAGGCTCGGAGCTCCTGGCGGAATACTGGCTCCAACGGCAGCCCCAGGTGGGAAGTGATCGTGACCTGCCGATTGTCCTGGTTCACGGCGACGAGCGGGCCGCGGCTGATCGGCTGATGCCGGTCGAGCAGTTTCAGCCCCACCATCGCCTTCGCCCGCTCGTCCTCCGCGTTCATCGCCAGGTTTATCATCGCCTGCATGATCTTCGGGGCGTTCTCGTCCAGCAGCCGGTTGGTATCTTCGACCGAACGGGCGCGCCTCTCCTGGCGGGCCGCCTGATCGGGGAGTGGGACCACGGTGCCGGAAGCGCGTCCTCTCCGCCTCATACGACCGCGCCCAGGCGAGGATCCAGTTTCCGAGGAGTCCGTGCTCGGCATCGACGTCGATTCTACCCGTTTCGATCAGCCGCACGACATCCCCGTGAAAAACGTACAGGTCGCCGCGGGTTCCGCCCAGCCGGTATACCGGGCAGCGGGCCTGGAGCAGCATCATGCAGATTTGCTCCATCGTCAGCGGGACGAGGCTGCGGAGCTCGCGCAGCCGGATCATCGTGTCGCAGGCCACCTTGTCCCACAGGCCGGCCTCCTCGGGCGTCAGGTCGAAGTAGCGCGGCAGGGCGGCGATCAGCCGGTCCCGGACGAGCTCCCCCCACCGGATCTGGAAGTGGCCGGCGTTGTTGAAGAACCAGGCGCCCTCGATGATGGCGAGTTTCTCGGCGGGGTCCGTGACGACGGCGCCCGTCTTGGGGTGCCGGATCGTCAGGCCGAGGGCCCGCTCGAGGTCGAACTCGTCTACCGAATCGGGCGGCTTGTAACGGAAGTAAGCCATCGCCCCCCGACACAGCGGGATTCGATCTGGCGCGTTTCTTTGGCCGGGAAGGGCGGCCGTTTCGAGTAGTCGAGAACCGTCGTCGTCTGCGAGATGCTCGCCCCGGGCTTGCACGGGCCCGGGGCGAGCGTGGGTGACGCGGAGGGGGCGGCGATTATCAGAAGCGTCAGGGCGATCTCTGGCGTCAGAGCTCCTCCCTTCGGTCGTCGTCGGCGCGCAGGATCTCTTTCAGGCGGGCCCGGTGCTCGAGCAGATACCGGGCCATGATCCGCCGGCCCTCGCGCGCGTCCTCGCCCAGGTCCAGCCACTCGCAGAAGGGCAGGCCCGCCTTGACGTAGACCTTGCCGCGCGCGACCGCCTCGCGTCCCGACTCGTGCAGCATCAGGGCCAGGGCCTCGACCGGCCAGTTCGCCGGCCAGTCCGGCATCACGTGACGAGCTCGATCTTCTTCGGCTCGGCCGGCCCCTCTACGACTTCCGTATCGACGATCTTCAAGAGCGGCTGGAGAAGCTGGAACCGCCCCACCAGTTGCGGATCGCCCACGGCCGTCACGCCACCGCACGGCATGAAGCCCTGGGCGAGCATCGTCTGGACGCGCATAGCGAGCTCCTGCGGGTTGCCGCCGGAGACGATCATGTAGCCGATCTCCCGCCGGATGCTTTTGCCGGGTTCGCTCATTTCTTTTTACGCGGCTTACCCTTCGGCTTTTCGGCCGCGGCGTCCGTGTCCTCCTCCTCCCGGTCCTCCGCCTCGTCGGCCTCGGTGTCGTAGGTGTCGCCGTCGACGGCCGCGGCGGCCTCGGGCACGGGCTCGGGCGCGGCGGCCTGCTCGCGCTCGGTGGCGAACTCGGCCGGCATCGCGCGGCCTTCCTTCTCGCGCCGCTGTTGCTCCTCGACGATAAACTCGTCGAACTTCTCGGGCGCCTCCTTGCCCTTGGCGTACTCCGGCCGGGTGTTACGCCAGCCGCTCCCGCCCTGATGCTCCGGGCAGAGCTTCTCGACCTGGGGGTGGTCGGTCAGCTCCCCGAATTCGGTCCCGCAGGGGCATTTGTAACCGTAGTGCATCAGCGTCCTCCTCTTGTTCCGCGACGTCCCCGTTTCAGCTTCTCCAGGGCTATTTTATTACTGTCGAAGATCCGGTCGAGCCGCTCGGCTTCCGCCAGATCGCCGCGGGCCCGGGCGGCGACCGCATCGGACCGGAGCCGCGCGAGGACCGCCTCCTCGTCGCTGTAGGGCCACTTGCGCTCTGCGGTCACGGGCCCGAGTCCTCTAAGAGCCCGCCGGCGGCGGCGTTGGTAGATCACCCTGTGCTTTGCGCTCATCCTCCCACGCCCTGTTTTTCAGGTAGATCACGAACCGCTTCCAGGAGATCCGGGCCCCGAGTAGCGCCCCGGTGAAGTAGGCCATCCGGTAGCGCCGCTCGTTTTTGGAGAAGTCGAGGTCGATCTTTCGGATCGCCGTCAGAAACTCCTCCTCGAGCACCCGAATCGCGTCGTCGACGAGCTGCGGGTCCATCGCGGCCTTCTCCCGGATCGCGGCGAAGTAGAGCTCCGGGGAGTCGATGATCCCGTCCGGGAGGTTGACTTCATCGTTCATGCGGGGGTAGGGTACACCCTGAAAGGTACACCGTCAATGAGTGGTCGTCGGGCGAAGGCGTTGAGGCGCGAATTCACGGCCCAGGTCGGCCGCGCGCCGCAGGGTGCGGGGGCGGTCGTCCCGCGCTACGGGCCCTTTGGTGGAGTCCAGGTGCTCCAGAAATCGGAGTGGAGGGTATGGAAGAAGGCGTACAGGGAAACGACTCGCTCACTCGGGCGCCGTCGCCGTTAGAGCCGGTCGCCTGTCGGTACTGTGGCCGGCCGGTGATTTGGGCGAAAACGGCAAAGAGCTTCGGGCCCTTCGATCCGAAGGCGCACATCGACGGCACCTTCGAGTTGAAGATCGTCCCGGACGAGAAGCTCCCGCAGGCGATCTACGTCGGCCGCTACGGCTCCAATCTCGCCTACACGAGCCACTTTGCGACCTGCCCGAAGGCGGATCACGCGCGGCAGGTGGCGAAAAAGAAATGACGCCCAGGCAACCGCGGCGCAGGGCGCCCAGGAGGGCCGATCCCGAGTTCAGGTTCCACGTATGGCTCGCTGGTGACGACAACAGAAGCCTTGAGTACCACGTTTGGGGGGGCCTGTGTTCACTCGGCCCCGGCGAGGTCATGCTCGTTCTCAAGAGGAGGCCGAACCTGTGAACGGGATAAATGTAAGGGTGACGCGGGAGGAGATCGCGGAGTGGCTGGATTGCTACCCGCCAATTATTCGGCTCGAACGGATGGCCGAGACGTTGGATTGTTTCGCCGGGCTTCTAGAGGAGGTGGAGTGTGACCCGCGCAACAGCCTAACTATGAGAATCGCTGCCGCCCTCTCGGCGTTTAAGGGAACACCATGACGCCCGACGCTCGCGGGGAGGGGCGGATCATGCAGGGAACAATACTGGTTTGCAGGGCGCACGGGATGGGATGCATGACTTGTCGGTTTGCAGACCGCGATCCGTGGGTGCCGCTGGCCGCGCTGGAGGCGGCGGAGAAGGAACTGGCGAAGTGCCAGAACGGTCTGTGGCTAGAAATAGAGCGACGGGAGGCGGCGGAGAAGCTGGTTAAGGACGTTGACCAGAGTGTTGCGGAACGAACGCGAATTATGGCGGAGGAGCTCCTCGCCGCGCAGGCCAGAGCAGATCGGCTCCACAAGGATCGCTACGATCTGCTATCGCTCAAGACGAAGGACGGCATGAGCGCCGCCGAGTGGCAGATGCGAACCGCGACCGCCGAAGGTAAGGTCAGGAACGCGCAGGCCGAGGCGGCACGGCTGCGGAAGTTCGTCGCGTTCTTCCGCCGCTGCTTCGACAACTGGATCGAGTCTGACTGTCTAGCCTTTCTGGACGGCAGCGACTTTCAGGAGTGGGGCGAGGAGGCGGGGCTGCTCGCGTCCGTCACCTACGACCCCGACAAGCACGGTGAGATCGAGGACGCCGAACCGGGCGACAGGATCTACACCCTGTCCGACGACGCAAAGGCCGCCCTCGCCGCCGAGAAGGAGAAGCCATGAGCGCGCACCGGCATCTGCTCGCGCGGTTCTCGACGCACATCCCGAGTGACCAGGGGGCCGAGGACATCGCTTCTATGCGGTCGGTTGCGCTCATCATGGCGGAATTCATCGACCAGGCGATGCCCGATTGCCGCGAGAAGTCGATGGCCTGGTCCAAGCTCGAGGAGGCGGTCTTTTGGGCTAACGCGGGCATCGCCCGTCAAACGGCCGCGAAGGAGGAGGCGTGAGGGAGCGTTTCGTCGGCAACATCGAGACGACGGGCTTTTCGTTCGACCGGGATCGGGTGGTGCAGGCGGTCGAGCGCGTCGAGGCGGAGCTCGAGGCGGAGAACGTGGAGGCGATCCTTCTGGTCGTCTCGTTGAAGTCCGCGAAGGAGGACGTCCAGG